TCTGTCGGCGGGCGGCTCTGCTTTTAAACGAAAACGATTTATAGGATAAAATTGCAAGGCGTGTTGTTCACGTCGGTGGTAACGCGAATAATGGGACGAATGCAGGTGCGTTCTACGTGAATACGAACAATACGTCTTCGAATGCGAATACGAATATCAGCAGGCAGCTCAGCTTATTTTTAAACTCTGTGATGCAATTTTATCCCTGCCTCTTGGCAAAATACAAAACTCAGCTCCATTTGTGCTGGTACGGTAACGGAACGCTCAGGAGTTAAATAAGCAGTCATGAAACGATACGATAGTCTATTTGAGAAAATATGCAGTTTAGAAAATATTGAGTTGGCACATGAACATGCAAAAAAGGGCAAGACGCATTACAGCGCTGTGAAATTAATAGAATCTGATAGGCAATATTATTTTAATGAAATTAAAAAACTTTTAGAATCAAAAATGTTTCATACGGCACAATATACAAAATTAATAAAAAATGAATATGGGAAAGTTCGCGTGATTCATAAATTACCCTATTACCCGGATCGAATTATACACCATGCAATTGTGCAAATCGTCGGTAAAATATGGGATAAAACTATGATTCGTGACACATACGCATGTATTAAACATCGAGGTATCCATGACGGTGCTAAGCGTTTGAAACAAGCATTAAAAGATACTGTAAACACAAAATATTGCCTTAAAATGGACGCAAGAAAATTCTATCCAAGTATGGATCATGATATTTTAAAATCAATTATTCGTAAAAAAATAAAAGATTCAAATCTTTTGGAATTGCTTGATGAAATCATTGATAGCCTCAATAGCAAAAGTGGGATAGGCGTTCCTATCGGAAATTATTTAAGTCAATTTTTTGGAAACTTATATTTGACCGGGTATGATCATTACATGAAAGAAATGCATGGTTGTCATTATTATTTTAGATACTGTGATGATGTCGTTATCCTGGATGCAAGCAAAAATAGATTGCACAAACTGCGATGGCAAACACAACAATATTGGGCTAACGTTTTAAATTTAATACTGAAAAAGAATTGGCAGGTTTTCCCTGTTGATGTACGTGGTATTGATTTTCTTGGATATAGATTTTTCCATCAATACACTCTGCTACGAAAATCAATCGGCACTAAGTTCAAAATCAAAATGGATATAATAAAAAACAATTGGGCAGATATGACGCCAATCAGCGTTGTCAGTAGCATTATGAGTTATAGGGGTTGGATGAAATATGCTGATTGTCACAATCTACAGCATAAACACATTGATGATCAGGTTAAAGAGATATTAACACACAACCAAGCTGTAATTAAAATTGCAAACATTAAAATTCGGAGTAATTAGATGACAGATACGGCCATTAAATTATCGGAACATCGTAAGAAACGTTTCGTTGATTTTGCAAAAGAACCTACAATTTTAGACGGCGCGAAAGTGCGTATTGACGATATCCTCAATAGTGAGATTGAAATTATCGGCTATCGAGTCGCAAAAAGTAAATATACAAAAAACAAGAGTGGTGAGTGTTTGACCATACAATTTATTGACAATGGCGGAGAACGGAAGGTTCTATTCACTGGTTCCGATGTTTTGATTGACCAAATGAATAAATACAAAAGCGAAATTCCATTCACAGCAACAATTAAACGTGTTGATAGATATTACATATTAACCTAACGGGAGATAAACAATGAAAACGATTATAACGATGTTGGCAACCATTTTATTTACGTTCACAGCGTTCGCAGCCGATTACACATATTCAAACCATGAACCCCAGATTCAGCGGCTTCAAGGCGTTGTACTTTATCCGTATGAGATTGAAGAGATTAAAACAGAAGACGGTATAGGTTACAAATACAAACTTTTGCGGCTTGAAGATACCGGACAGGCAATACATCAGGACAGGGGGCAATTCGCAGTTGAGAATCGGCGTGTAATTGCTGAACAACTTTATGATTTCACTGATTTGGTTGAGGCTCAGAAGGGTGCAGAACTGGACAGCAAGATATCGGTTGATTTTGCAAAGCCAATTAAGAAGCTGGAAGTTGAAGAAGTCAAACCTTTACCCACGAAATGATAGGGATTACAGACCTAAACGAAATGAGGAAACTATGAAAAAGCTACTTTTAATTTTGACAATTTTACTATTTACAGTTCCGGCTTTCAGCGCTGATGTCAAGCTGGCATGGGATAAAAATTTAGAAGCTGGCGTTCAATACCGAATCTATGCGGCCCGATACGCCCAGGACTACGATTATACAGCCCCGCTTTATGATGGTGCGGCTACGTCATGCACGGTTATAGTCGATGCCAGCGCAGAATATAAGTTCGTAGCGAGGGCCTATCTGGTGGGAGCGTCCGGGCAGGTCTATGAGTCAGGCAACTCAAACCAGGTTGTTCATGCCGTGGTAGTCTGGACAAACCCTAACTTGAGAGTGGAATGATCGGAGAGTAATCATGGTGCTGGGGGTCACGTTGTTAATTGATAGGGATTACAAACCTTAAAATAGGAGAAATAAAATGGCTAAAAAAGGAACACCGAAAAAAGATGGATCTGGCAAAGGGATCGGCAACAAAGGCCGTGGAGGATGTAAAACCCCTAAAGGCGGACGGAAAGGACAGCGATAGTCGCAAAGGTGTATAAGCGTGAGTGGTGGATGACGGGAGAAGAAGCCGTTAACTGCGGTTTTGCTGATGGGTTTTTATAAGGAGATTCTAATGGCAGGTGAAAATGTTGATACCCTGAAAGATGATATTACGGAAATAAAGGAAACCCAACAAGCTATTTATAAAATTTTAAATGGTAATGGCGGTGTTGGGCTTGTTACGAGAGTGGCGCTTTTGGGCGCATCATTGGGGCGTGCCTGGGGCGCTTTGTGGCTGATAATTATCGGTCTTTCGGGGCTTGCGTTTTATATTATTCGGTGTGGGTTGATTTAATGCCAAGGTTTTCAGAAACATCTCGCAGCCGCCTGGCAACCTGTCATCCATTATTGCAGGATATTTTTGACGATGTGATCAAAACATTCGATTGTACGATTCTATGTGCGATTCGAGGCAAGGCAGAGCAGAATCGGCTATATTCAATAGGTAAGTCAAAAGTGGTGTACCCGGATAGCAAGCATAATTCAACGCCGTCTATGGCTGTTGATGCCTGCCCGTATCCGGTAGATTGGGCCGATACTGACCGGATGTATTTCTTTGGTGGCTTTGTTGTCGCTCACGCCCGGGTAAAAGGGATCCCAATTCGCTGGGGCGGAGATTGGGATTCGGATACTTTTGTGCATGACCAGAAATTTATTGATTTGGCCCACTTTGAATTAATTGTAAGAGGTGATGCATAATGAAACCAGAATTTCTATCAGAACTCGTTACAAAGGAATTGATTGGCTCAAAGTATGCCGAACTAACGCGAAACTTTGCGTATTACAGCGCTGTTCTAAAGCAGGTTATTTCTGTACCGCCCGGCTTTATTTGCGATTATGAATCTGTTCCTATCTTCAAGGCCACATCAAAACGAGCAGGGGTTATCCATGATTATCTGTGCCGGGTTGACAGTGATCCTATTGTAAGCAAACAAACAGCAGCAGCGGTCTATGGTGAGGCCCAACAGCTTCGAGATAGTATCGTTGTCAAGGGAAAATTCAAGATGGCGTGGCGGGCTTTGCTGTGCTGGTTTAAGACATCGACTGTCCGGGTCGCATTTGGATATTTTCACAAATTTACAGTTGGGGCTACATTAGAGGAAATTCGAAAGGGCTAAATAAAAAAAGGCTCCCGATATTGAGAGCCTTTGCCCGTAGGTCGAAACCTCACGGGGCGGATAGTGCCCAGAATAACCGGGACTTAATCCTGATGCACAAAATGCAGAGCAGGTACAAAATGCCGGTTATAGCACCGGCGGGCCTCCAGGTAAAACGCAACAAGGGAACATTTTTGGCCTAACCGCACCGACCGGCACGGCTGCCCCGGGGCTTAGGTATTGGTCACATGATAATTCACCTCCCCACTTGGCTCTCTACGGTGTTTGTATTATGCATCCCAACCAATAAATGAAATACTAAAGCTTGTTCATAGCACGAAACAGCGTGGCTGTCAAGGCTAAATCAGTTCCCCAATTTTCTCTAAGGCTTTTTTCCGATCCTCCTGACCTGTCGGGCCTGCCGGCACCCACTCATTCGCCGCCGTATTCCCACATTTAGGACACATTATTTCATCCCCGGTAATAGTTACGCTTGCTCCGCATTTCTCGCAGTATAGCTTGGTTCCGGGTGGCATTTTTTCGGTTTTCATGGGTCCCCCTGTTTCAGACATACTTTTTCACCTGTTTTTTGTATCCGCTTGGCAAGTTGCTTCGGTGTAAATTTTTCAGGTGCATGCCACAAGCCATCAAGCGTCTTGTAAAACCCGCAGCAGGGGCAGCATTCTTCTCTGATTGTTTCGGATCTGGCCGGATAAGTCTCTAATTCTTTTTTTATTTCAATAATGTTATCAAGGCAAGCAGCTATTGCGACATGCTGGTTAGATTGATATTGCCTCAACAGGGCAATTAAGATATCGTAAGTTTGGTCTAGTAATTCAATTTCTTTTTCCATAATCCCCCCTTGCTCGGTCAGTCTTTAGGGTATATAAGTTCCTCTGCCGTCCATTGCATCACCCGAAACAATATTTTACGGTATCCTTTAGGCTGTCCGTGTATTTCACAGATTTTTTCTGTCAAATCCATCAAGCTTTCGAGTGCTTGATATTCCCTTAGCCTATCGGTTTCATTTTCAAACCATGTTTGCGCGGTTGATTTTTTCATAAGTCCCTTGCTCAGTCTGTCGGTTGGCTATTTTACATCTTCAAATACTTTAATGATAGCGCCACAATCAAATGCATCAGGATTGAAAGATACCATCTGCCCAGGTTTAAAACTCGTAGTACCTTTGCTGTCTTGTCCCCAAATACTCCAATATTTTTTACCTTCCTCATTTGTTTTTAAAGTTGCATGTCCTGTTTCGATTTTAGTCATCAATCCCCCCTTGCTCGGTCAGTCTGTTTTAGCCCACCTTCCCCGCATAACGATTTAATCAGCCGCCCGGCTTTTCGGGTCGGCTGCATTTTTGGGTTCTTTTTTCGTAGTCGTCACAAAGTATAAAGTCCCCAAGATGCAAAGACATGGGGATTTTTTCTTTTATGACACACCCGTAATGGCTATCATTATTCACACAAGTTTCACATGCTTTCCAGTGTGTCGATCCTATACATCCTTCCATTATTACCTCCAAGAAAAATAACATTGCGATCAGCGGCGCACATGCCCACACTTCGTACAGGCAACCGCTGGAATTTCAACATAGTCGTGAACGCATGGCTGATCTGCGTCCGCTGCATTGGTGGGTTCGTTTTCGTCATAGTATAGATCTATGACTTGCGATAATTTTTTGACAGCAGATTTTATAGACTCATCTATAAAAGGGTAATGCTTAAATAAATCGGTTCTTGCAGTCGCTACTAAATCTATCATTTGACGATTAAAATCTTTCATATTACCTCTAAGAAAACGAACCACTGATTCACAGGACTATTTGCCCTGATATTAAAACTCCTCACTCAAAAACTCATTGATGAACGATATGCACCGCTTGGCTACCCAGGTAAGATCGTCACCCCAGAATAGCCGTGGCCCATTTGCGTGTCGAATACGGTGACATTCAACACAAAGAGGCACACAACAGAGGTCGCTTACTTTTGTACCCATGCCTTTGTGTCCCAACGCGCTTTCGTGGTGAGCAACAACATCGCCGCCGCAGCCGGGACCAGCGTTTATACATTCTTTGCCGGCAATAAAAATTCGATATTCTTTTGACCTTAGATTGATTATTTTAGGATCTGGTGTCATTATTTCTCTCCAGGGTCCGGTATATAAACCCCTCTTTCGCTTGCAATTCTAACTATAGAGTCAACAAACTCTTTTTTTACCTCTATGCTTATGTCGCTGTTTTTACCAAAAACACTTGGCATGTCTGGGTATAATCCGTATTGATCCGGACCTTTCCCAATTGGCGGGTTAAGGTTAAAAAATTCTATTTTCATTTGATGGTGGAAAAGTTCTGTCTCCCGGCGCTCATACCCGATGTCTTCCATAAGTGGCGGCAAAACAAACCCAAAGTAATAATTCCGCATCGGGTCCGAGATTGTTTTAATGGCCTTCCGGATTTCCCACATCAATTTAGTTCCGTCTTTTTGTTTATCGAGATAGGCCTTTATTGCATCCCACCGGACAAATGTTTCACCGTTGAATTTTTTTGTGCTGAATTTCATTACGCAAACCCGTTGCATCTTACGATAAGGTCTTTATTAATGCCGAAAGTGTATTTGTCCGTATCTACATCGGGGTACACTTCTTCAATAGCTTTCCAAAGCCTCTCACCGGCTGCAACACTTTTTTGGGAATGAAAGGCCATACCGTATTGGTGCCCGTGAAGTTCGTCAGCCAGATGTTGAATCGCTTTTTTTTCTTTTCCGTCTATTTTAATTTCGTCGCCAATTTTCATTTTGTCCTCCTTTATTGTTTCTCATTTCAGCCACCCATTCAATGTTTCCAGAAAAAGAGTAACCTCTAACTTATTCGCTTGACCAAAGAACTTAGCTCTTTTAAAAATAAAGTAACTTCAATTCTCATTTCCCTTATCATCGCTTCGTCTCGTTCAAGCCTTTGTATCGTCATCGGATCTGCCATTTCTGGACAATAATTTATAAAATCACAGAATTTCCGTTCTGCTACCCAAAGGGTATATTGGCATTGCCGGATATAACCGATCTCAACTTTCCCGCTGTCCTTCTTTTCAACGAATACGTGCGGCAGTCTGGTCTTAATTTCAATAGCTCCGTCATCATCAACGAGTCCATCAGGCGAAACGTGGATACCCGGTATGTCTGATTTAATAAGTGCCACCTGCTCAACCTCATGACCTGTGACAATAGAATAATAGTCCCTGGCCATCGGCTCGTACTCAATGCCCCGCTGCATATTAGCGTTTGAATACGAGTCCTCTTTCTGGCCTGTCAGGGTTTCAGCAGCCAACTTATATAATAGGTCTTTCCGGCCCTTGCCCCTGCCTAATATATATGTGATTGATGAACCGCCGATTGATGCGTTCCTCAGTCTGAACCACTCTTCATCGCCTTGGATACAGTCTTTAATTATCTGCATTTTCGGCCTTCTCGTTTTCCTTGATACGCCTTGCAACCTGAGCCTGTGCTTTTTTCAACCCGACTTCGGTTAGTTCCTCAAACTTCTCAATGTTGTGAAATTCAAGAAACTTTTCTTTGTCAACACCGGCCTGTTTGACACCTTTGGCGATGGCCTGGGCCTGTTCAATGGTAATGAATTTTACCGGCTCAACCTGTTTACCCGCCCCGTTCCCGTCATCGTCTAAAGACCCCTCTGTCCCTGCAACTCCAAGAACAGCTTCCGCAGTCATTGACCGGAGATAGGTAAAAGTTGACCGAATGTCCTGAATAGGGTTTCTGGATTTCTGGCCGCTTGCTTTCCCAACGGCGGCCTTGTCAATCGGTGCAACCATAGTAATTGATTCGCTGTGGCCCAACTCATGAGATAGTTTGCACTCAACAGACAGGGTATCTCCTGCGGGCGGGCTCGTCGGAAAAGATATGGAAAGACCACATTTACCGAGAACCGGATTGTAGGTATCCAGTAAGTTTCCAAGAGACGTATGCCACGATTGAAACCAGGCGTTGAATTTATCCTTTTTTATTTTCGGAGCAACGGCTTTGAACGCTGCAACTGCGGCATGGTATGCTTTCCGGGCTTCGTTCTTTTCGTTCCGTTCCTGCAAATCCATCATTTTTTCGATGAACTCAGGCGAATACCCTTTTTCCATCGCTACCATAACGGCATCCATCGGTGAATCTGTTCTGATGGCAGGCATCGGCGCAGGGTGACGGGTTTCAAACTTTTCAATATCGGTTGTGGTTTCTTCTGTGACGACTTCAGCTTTTTGCATGGCTCCCCCTCAATAATTAATGGTGCAGTTTCGGACTTTCCCGGTTGCTATCAGGGTGATAATTGCTTTGGCTTGAGCTTCAGATATTCCGGTCATTCCGATGTCTTCAAGGACTTCCCGGTTGATTTTGGCCCTGTGTTTCTTGTTAGCTGCCAACTTTTCAGCCTTGGCTTTCTCTGCTTTCTCGGAAGCTATTCTTTCCAGTTCTTTCGCGTCGGATTCGGCCTTTGCCTTGGCCTTTTCAGCTTCAATGGCTTCCTGTTTTTCGCGGTCGGCTTTTAAGGCAGCTTCCCTTTTTTCACGTTCAACCCGTTCGGCTTCGAGTTTGGCCCGTTCCTCTGCTGCTATCTTGTCTCGTTTGGCCCGTTCAATGGCTTCCAGGCGGTCTTGTTCAGCTTTTTCAGCCTTGGCTTTGGCATCAATCGCACGTTTCAGGATCGCTTTCTTTTCGGCATCTACTCTGGCTTCAGCCTCTCTCGTTGCAGCTTCGGCGGCTTCCTGTTTCTCACGCTCGGCTTTTAAGGCAGCTTCCCTTTTTTCACGTTCAACCCGTTCGGCTTCGAGTTTGGCCCGTTCCTCTGCTGCTATCTTGTCTCGTTTGGCCCGTTCAATGGCTTCCAGGCGGTCTTGTTCAGCTTTTTCAGCCTTGGCTTTCTCTGCTTTCTCGGAAGCTATTCTTTCCAGTTCTTTCGCGTCGGATTCGGCCTTTGCCCTGGCCTTTTCAGCTTCGATGGCTTCCTGTTTTTCGCGGTCGGCTTTTAAGGCAGCCTCTTTCTTT